ATCTTGAGATACTTGAGCGTGGTCTTGACGAACTAGATGATGAATACTATTTAGATTTTGATACATCAAATGTTCCCATCATCATGCTCTATCAACAAGAACAGAGACGTTACCTAAAGGATGAGTTCCAATCTGGTCTTATTTCGAGCAACGAATACCGCATAGGTTCAGGAAGGCCGGAAACGGAGTCCGACCTTGCTGACTCATTACTGATGAACCCTAACCTCGTACCAATCTCGAATACGAAGAAGAAGATGGAGCCGCCAGCGGCTGAAGTCGGAGGCCCTCCAGGAATGCCAGGTATGCCTCCAGGAATGCCAGGCATGGAAGGGGCGCCCCCTGGACAGCCAGTACCCCCAATTGGGGGAGCAGCAGAAGCCCCAGTTGACCCAAACACGATGGCTGGGGCTTTAGCCCAGACAGCAATGCCACTACCAGAAACTCAGGCAGCACCCATGACGGGACAGGCGCCAATTCCTGGCGGAGCAGCATCGGCGGCTGGACCAATGATGTTTAAGGACGAGAATCAGGACATAAATAGGTGGGAAGAAATTCTCAACAGAGGGATAGAAAGAGTTCTGGAACGTCAACAAAGAGTTATTTTAGAAAAAGTTTCAGGGGTTAAGTCCAAGAAGGCGCTATTCGCTGGAACACTGGATATTGACTCAATAATACAGATTGATGTTTGGGACAAGCAGATGGAAGAAGACATAAAACCAGTTATATCTTCAATCATTCAAGACTCCTGGTCTGTCAGGCACGGCAATCTTTCGGAGAAGTCTGCGGAGGTTAAGTACGACGTTGACTTTATAGCTCAAGTTGACTCTCAAATACGCAGAATATCTGAAATAAACATTGAAACTAAGAATTTTATGTCTAGAGCAATGTTTACCGCACTCAACGTTCCTGGGGAGGAAGAGAGGGCTTCGGCATTTAGGGCAGAGGTAGTTTCCTACTTCTCAAACCTCATGGCAAAAACTAGATTCAGCGTTGCGGAAGCAGAAGCAAGACGCGCCTGGACATTTGGAAAAGTGTTTAAGTAAACCATTTCTGTAAACGAACAATAAAAACGTCAATACTTGCTCATACATTAATCTTTTGTCGTTTATTATCGTTTAATAACACAAAGGAGTATCATGTCTTCTGCCGTCTTTAGCGACATACAATACAAGGCCAGTGCCGGGCAAGTAAATTTAGACCAAGCTCAGGGCATTGTTGAATGTTTCGTTGCTGGAATCGGAAACAAAGACTCCGTTGGTGACGTTTGCGCTACCGGTGCATTCACTAAAAGCCTTATGCGTCGTAAACCACGTGTTGTTTGGGGACATAACTGGAATGACCCAATCGGTAAAGTTCTTGAGATATATAAAATTACGCCATCTGACCCCCGCCTCCCAGGAAAAATGAGGTCTGCTGGAATTGGTGGTCTTTATGCAAAAGTTCAGTTTAATTTAAATTCAGAAAAGGGACGTGAAGCCTTTGCCAATGTTGCATTTTTTGGTGAAGAACAAGAATGGTCCATTGGCTATAAAACCCTTCGTGCTCAATTCGACCAAGGCTCTCAGGCAAATATCCTCTACGAAGTTGAGCTTTACGAAGTTAGCCCAGTACTTCACGGTGCAAATCAGCTAACTGGAACAATATCTGTAAAGTCTGATGAGAAGGGAGGGATGATTCCAATGATGACTTCTCCAATGGGAATGCCTGACACTTATGGGCAGCCAAAACCAGGTTCTGACATTGAGAGAAAACTTGAAGAAGAACTTTCAGCACGACTTGGAATGCCAGTAAAAATTCTGAAGATGGATAATGGTGTTGTTCATTTCAGCAGAGATGGCGAACAGGGTGAGCCTTCTGACTACAAGTGCAGATATCACATGGGTGATGATGGCGTTTTCATGTTTGGCAGACCCGAAAGATATGAATCACCAGTAGCAAAGCCAGTTCAGAGAATGCCAATGGGCATGCCATCTAAGCCAATGACTACACAGAACCCTTTCGTCCCAGTAGTCGTACCGTCCGCCGTTCCTGGAGCTAGCCCATCATCTCCGCCAATGGTTCGTTTTAATTATCAGGGAACTGGGGCTCCTACTCCAGGGACAAATCCCAAGGTAGTAGACGAAGAACGAGACCTCGCAGAAGCGTTGATAAAGATTACAAAAAGATACGGCAAGTTCAACGAAGACTCAACTGGTGTTTGGGCTGGCTACAAGTCTCCAGCAGAAAACCCTGTAGCAAAAATAGGTGTCAAATGCGCAAACTGCATCCTGTATGAAGGTAACGGAAAGTGCAAAATAATTGCCTTGGCCGTAGAGCCAGAAGGCAAATGCAGATTTGCCGTAATCCCTGACGGCGTAGTGACCATGGGTCCAATTCAGAAAATGAATTATGACATGGAACGTGAAGAAGAAGAAGTTAAGTGGCTCGAAGAAATAGAAGCCAAGCACCCAAGAGAATTCCTTGATGGAAGTGCAAGAATTGCACTGCGTCGCAACTGGGTTAAAAGAGAAGAGTTAAAATCACTGTTCAGAATTGACGAGTACAGCGAAAAATCCTTGAATAGAGTTCCAGACGCTGGTTACGTTCTCCCAGTTTCACCAGAAAAAGCATTTGAGGTGAAACAGCTGCTAGACCCAATAATTAATTACCACATGGTCGACTCGTATGTTGAAGATGGTGGAATTGTCTTTACGAATGGCGTAACGAAAGAATTCATTGAGGCTGTGTCGGAGGCGGCCTCTCCTGTTTTTTTTCAACAAGAGAAAGCCTTAGGAAGAAGCGTATCTGGGAAGATACGCAATTCTAGTCGAGGTTTAACTGCAAGATTTAACCCAAAAGCGTGGGACGGCGATAATGACGGTCTTGTTCAAGAAGGCACCGCTTTCGAGAGACCAGCAGTTCCAGGGGTTAATGACTACGCATCAAGAGGAAGAGTAGACACAAGACGGGCTACTCAGGCTTTCGAAGCTCAACAGCAGGGTCAAGCAGCAAATAAACCAGCAGCTCGTGGACTTTCGTCTGGCAGCGATTCATCTGATGGTGCTTCAAAAAAACTAGACGACATCCTTGATGAGATGGATGACAGGTGGGATACTGACTCTTCTAGGGAAAAGTTTGGCGAGTACTTAGATACTTTGGACCCTGACGAACTGGGAGATGCGCGCAACAATATAGGCGCACAGATAAAAAAAGACCAAGCATCAGCAAGAAATGATGGCTTACTTTCTGAAGATGTTATAAATAACGATTTTGATTCACTCGTCGAAACTCTTAAAAGCGAATACGACATGGATGCAGTCGAGGCTGAAAACGAAGCAGGAAGAATGCTTGAGGCTGCCGACGCATATGTTGCAAGACGTGAGAACTACCTTGCTGCACTTGAGGACATTGCACGCAGGTTGAGAGCCCCTAAGCCTAAAAAATCTAAAGAAGGCTTGAGTTCCGGTGAAGACAAAAAATCAAACAAGGATTACTCAAAAAATCCAGGCTTAGCTTTGGACGCAGTTCTTGACAACGAGAATGGCGATGACGCATTCGATTCGCATGACAGGATTGTCAATGAAGTAAACTTTGACAACCTCTCGCAAGAAGAAGCCGAAGATGCTCTTTATGACCTGAGAACAAGATGGAAAGAGATACTCAAAGATATTAACAATGAGTGGAACGACGAAATGGTGGACAGGCTCACCTATCAGGACGAAGCAGGTCTAACCGAGATTCTGATGCGCGACGAGGAAATGAGCAAGGCGGTGGCTGGAAGAGAAGCCGAGCGCCTTCAGGACCTGTGGGACATAGCCAATCAGGCCGAGCAAACATACGAAATGCTGAAGAAAAAACTTAATACTCGTATAAATAGCTTCGACAAAAAAGGCGGTCTATCTTCTGGAGCAGATTCAAATGCAGAAGCTTCTGATAAAGAAATATTTGACTTCAGAATGGACGGCAACTCGTTAGACGAAGCAGCCGAAAAATTCAACATGACCAGAGAAAAGGTTAGGGCTGCCGAAATGAGGCGCGCTAGCGAACTTAGAAAATCTGGTTCTGGATTGAGTTCTGGCAGTAGGCGCGATAATAGAAAACGGAAGATAAGCAAGTTCCGCGAAAGCAATGAATACCTTGGCGATGTCGACGAAGTTCTTGACAGGTTTGACGACAGGGGTCTTACTGGTGGAATAGATTCCTTACTTGCAAAGGAAGGTATTGAATGGCCTGGCTTCGACGCTGAAGAAGAAGAGCTGGAGGCTTACAGGGAAGCAAGAGAAAAAATACGTGCCGAGAGAGGCATTCGCCCACTCGGTGAGGAATTAAGAGACGGATTTATTGAGGACCTTGGAGAAGCCCCAAGTGACTCAAAACAGTACATAAAGGACCTTCCTGGCTACGGCAATAGATTGGTTCTGCATAGAGGCAATTACGAAAGAATGACTACCGACTTCGCAAGAAACCCTGATGGCAAGTTTGGTAAAGATGCAAACCTTGGTGATGGTTGGTACATGGAAAAACTCGTATTTGACGACTACGAGGGAAGATACAGTGACGAACCGGATTTTGATACAAATGGAGTAGTCGGCCCATTTAATTCAGAAGATGAAGCAATTGACTGGTGGATGGAGAATGGCGACAACGAAGATAACCCATCAGGACTTTCTTCCGGCGCAGGCGCTGACGACATGCCTAATTATGAAAATAGTAAAAAACTTGCTGACCTAATCAGTCAAAGCCCAAAACCACAAAGAAGCGACTACGACTACACTCAGGACGGGGGGAATACTCCGACCGAAGAGCAAAAAGACATTATAGATGCAGTAATGGAAGGCGCTGACGTAGTAGTTGGTGCTTTAGCCGGTAGTGGCAAAACAAGTACTCTCGTATCTTTGGCTAAGAGACTCAAAAGAGAAAAGCCTAGAAGTAAAAAAACTTATGTCGCTTTCAATAAAACGGCTGCGCGAGATGCAAGAAGAAGATTCCGCGACACGGGTACAGCAGTAAGAACTTTAGATTCTGTCACATACGGCTGGTATAAGAGTCAAGGCAAGGAAGAGGCTGCACATGTAAAAAATAGGTATGACTTAAACGAGGGAGCTACTGGAACACCAAATCGTCCAAAAGATATAACTACAAAATTTAAAGTAAAAGGTTTGGTTATCGACGGAAATTCCGTCGACGCTGATGACGTTTCCAGGATTGCGAACCAAGCGGTTGATAGGTATGAGATATCCGCAGACGATACTTTATTGACAAGTCATTTTATGTTTAATGATGCACAAATAGATGATGTTCCTCAAGAATTAATGTCTCTCGCTAATGCAATATGGCAGAGTAGAACTGATACTAGCGATGACAACGGCATGCAGTTCAGCAACAATACTATGACGAAATTGTTTGCCTTGGCTAATCCTTCATTTTCTGGCGGAGAAGCTATCCCTGGTCAAAACATTGACTTGATGATGTTTGATGAATCACAAGACCTCAACCCTGTGTGGTCTGGAATAATACAAAAGCAAGATATTCAAAAAGTTATAGTTGGAGACCCCAACCAAGCTATCTACAGTTTCCGCGGTGCAAAAAACGAAATGGATGTTCTTGCTGGAAATACTGAATACACACTGCCATTAACTGACGTGTTTAGATTTAATGACAAAATAGCTGGCCCAGGTAATAGGGTTTTGCGTTTGTTTGGCATCATGTTTGGAAGAATGTTTGGACGAGGTGACGCAAAAGGCGAAGTTGTTGAGGCAAACAGCATGACTGATGCTGGAATGATTTTAGCAAGAACCAATGCAGGAGTAATTAAAGCAATACTGCGTGAACTGGATAATCCTGTCGGAGAGCCAAGAGTTGTTGGAACAACGGCGCGAGCTTATGCAGAGCTTGAAAGCTTTGTTGACAGCTGGAAATATATAATAGGTGGGGGAAGTAAGGGAACCGCTAGAAGACCTAAAAAAATGCATAAGGAACTTGAAGAATACGACAGCATTAATGAAATACAGGATGCTATAAACAAAGGAACCGCATCTCAAAAGACAAAAACTTTATTTAACCTTGGCCTCGAACACAGCGTCGCTGACCTTGAAAGGGTTCTTGGAAATATTGAAATTTGGTCACCAGGTGAAGATGGCGAAGATGCTGGTTTTGATTTACCTGAATCTTTTGAAGTCGGAGACATTGGTACTTTTGGAGATGCCGAGTATGAAATTACAGAAGATGCAATAATTTTTACCGGTGAAACTTTACCTATTAAGGATTACATCAAGAGAATTGGAGCAACATGGAAGGATAATGGTCCATGGAAATTTAGCGCCTCAACTCCGGAGGAAAGAGAAAAAGCTTTTTCGAATCTTATAGACGTTTTGGAAAATGGAGACAGTGGAGCAGGTATTGAAGATTACGATTTTGGTGATACTTCTCCTGGCTCAAGTGGTAATTTTGGAGACCTGAAGTACGGAAGGAAAGGGGAAGTTAAAAAGCCAACAACATTCACAGTTTCTGGTTCTGGTGTGACTTTAAACAACCTCCCCTTCATTGGCAAGGGTGACGCTGTAGACAAGCGGCTTAGGGATATTGGTTTTACTCCCAAACAGGTGAATGGGGTGTGGGGAAGGGTTCTTCCTACCCGAGGAATGAGTGAAGATGAGATTAAAGAAGCTCTTCAGGCTGCGTATAGCGCTGTCAAGCTTGGTAGCAGTGGAGACCTTAAGCCATTTTCTCAAATATCTCCAGAAGGCGAAATAGATGAAATAATTCAAGCCGCCGAAGAGAAATTAGCCCGAGGTAGAGTTCCTGAAAATAAAATAAAGGGCCTTCAGTATGCTCTTGACACATACAAGCGCTTAGGTTATTTGAGACGCAGCGAATGGAGCAAGATAGAAAAACAAGCTGGGATGAAGAGGCCCCAAAAAGCAATAGACGTAAAAATACTAACTGCTCATCTTGCTAAGGGCTTAGAAGAAGACAATGTTCAACTCTGGAATGATTTCTGGGGGCCAGTACGCAACTCAAAAACCGGCAAATACGACTGGCCAGACCAAGAGCACATGAATGTAATTTATGTTGCTTTAACTAGAGCAAGAAAAAAACTAGACATGGGTTCCGCTGCGTGGATACTTGACTACACATCAGATGAAGATGAATTGCCAAATGCTCCTGGAGAGAGTGAAGGGTTGTCTTCTGGCAGAGCCAAGAGAACAGTTGGCGAAGTAGCTAGAAGGAAACCATTCACCGAAGAAGAGCGCCAAGCATTTAGGGACGGAGTACGTACCCGTGCTCAGACAATCTCTGGAAAGCGTAGGGGTTCCGCTCCTGGAGACATGGACGGCGTTCGTGGGAATGCAAACAACCGCGCTCGAAGGCGTGGTCTTTCTTCTGGAGGCGACACCAACCCATATGGCGGCTCGGACTACGACTCTGGAGAAATTGAATCAAGGGGCCCGCGTTCAGTTGGCGCAACAGTAATCCCTCCGAGACAAAAAGGATGGGGCGTAATTAATGACAATAAGTTCAGTGTAAACAAAGATGTTAAGAAAAGGCTCGGAGCTAAATTTGACCTTAGTTTAGGCTCTATGGCATTTAATGACGGCAGGCAGCCAGGAGACCCATGGATGCTATCTACCGATAGGCTGCGTAAAATATTTACAGACACGAATGGCGAGCAGTTACCAGACAACGTGATTGCCAGTCTTCTTGGACTAAAAGAAGCTGACATAAAAAAATGGGATGAGCCTGGCTCTGGAATCCCAGAAATCGTAGTTAATGAACTTATTGAATTGAGAGATGGCTCTTCGAGCGCATACGGCAAGGGTTCAGCAAATAGTCAAATAAGAAAACTATGGGGATTTAGGGCTGCTCCAGCATGGATTGACAACATGAGTGGCATGAGGTTGACCGAAGATGAATTCAGATTTACACGTGATAATAACGAAAAAGAGTTCTTTGAAGGCTTCATAGTTCCGGACCTAGAAGATGATTTTACGCAAGACTTACCACTCGGCGTGTCTAATTCCGGCAACGTAACGAGTGAAGAGATAGTTCAGGCAAACGCCAGCGCTCAAGAAAAAAAGACACTCACCGAAGCAAATAACAGAACAAATTTTGACCCAACGTCTTTGGGTAGATATCTGGGGATAATTGACGAAAATCAAACCGCCACAATGGCTAACTATCCAAAATTTGCAGAAGCATTAAAGGCACTGGGCTACGACTTAACTGAAGATGAATTTAAAAGAGGCTGGCTAAACGAATCAATCCCTAGTCAAAGGGGAATTCAGTCCGACAGGGTAGACGATTTGGTTGACCTAATTAGAAATGCTGGCTACCCAGAGGCGAGTGTTTCTGCAATTTTTGGAGCTGATTTAGCGATAATTGACGAGCTTCCGACAAAAGTTGTCGCTAAAGAAAGAGCGGAGAAATTTTTAATAGACCAAGGTTTTTCAGAAAAAGAAATCAAAAACATTTTTAATAATGCGTTTACGCCAAAAAGAGATGGCACTTTATATGATACCTACACTGCGTACAGAGATAAGAGAAAAGCAGCTCGAGATAAAGGCGAAATCCTCAAAGGAGTAGGGAAAGCAAATCAAAGATTTACAAATGAAGAACTAGATAGAGCAACTGCTTATGTCAACGAAAAATTGGCTGCAAAAGGAAAACCAGAACTAACAAAAGAACAAATTTTCCAAATTAAAAAAGTCGACACTCAGGGAATGAAGGTGCGTGGAGTCACTACTGCGAATACTGAAATACTCGAGGGACTTGGTGTATCTACGGAGAAGCCAGAAGAACAAAGCAGGAGACCTAGGGAAGTAACTGAATTTATGCCAGGCGGACCACAAAGGATGAATTTGGCAGATATTGCCAGAATGTCCTCTGCGGAGCTTTCGGAATCAATAAATGAACACGAAAAATGGATAGCAGACAATGACTTGGGAGCACAAAACGTTGACCCAAGAAAGAATGTTTACAATCGTCAAATTGAAAGATTGACTGCCAGACGAGACTTAATCAATGAAGTTATGTCTGACCCTGACGGATTCCGCAACGCTGCTCAGTTTACGGCCAGCGGTGAATCAGATGATGAATATGCTGCTCGTCTTGCCAGACTTAGGGCTCAGGTAGATGAAATTGAAGCCATCGAAGGTGGCAAACGTTCTTCTGGATTGTCGTCCGGAGCAGGCCCATCCAGGAAGACTCCTTCCGCAAAAGACGTGTCTGATTTCGTTTCATTAGCAACACAAAGAGGCAAAGCATCTGGCGCATTGAGCGATTCCGACTTAACGCCACCAATATACATGCTTAATGATGAAGTTAAAAATGCACATTTTACAGATATTGCCCAGAGTCAATTCTCTAGATTAAAGAACGCTCTCCGTGCTAGAGAAGTTCTGGCAAACATGTTCTCCGAAATTGCCGACAATCCAAATAGGACTGTTGATGACCTGGTGAATACAGATATTGACAATCCACAGCAGGCTATTGACTCAATCAAGCGCCTGAATGGCTACATTGACTCAATAGTTGACCAGATGAACAGCATCGATATCCAGGCTCGCAAGGAGCGGGAAGAAATGAAAAAGATGGAAGCGAGTCAAAAGCGAGTTTTTGAAATGCTTGATTCATTAACTTCTGGACGCGAAGACCCAACCGATGCTGAATTAGAGTTAGAGCAGGATATGGAAATGACCCTGCGAGGACTTGATGCTGGAATTGCAGATTCACAAAGTGCCCTTGACAATCAGTACGGGCCGTTACTTGAAATAAGGAAACGGATGCTGGAAGCAGTTTCCGGTTCGCAAGGATTTTCCAGGAATAGTAAAAAGGTAAGAACAAAAGGGGCAAATGCTCCAAGTATCAAACAACTCGTTAACGCTCAATAGGAAATAATCTATATTTTAAAGACTAGTTCTACACTATGGTCCGAATTAGTTTGCTAGTTTTAGGTTATAATTTTACGGCGTATCATTTTTAGGAGCCAAAACATGGAAACTGACAAAAAGCCAATGCTGAGCGTTGATGCTGACGGAACTGTACTGAAGTGCGCAAAAGGCGCCAGTGTTGACGAGTGTGGTTACAAGGGCGGAGCTGTCTGCGGCAAGTGCGGCGCAACGCCTGTTGAGATGAAAATGGTGCCTGTCTCCGCTTTTAAAGAAAAGTCTGCTTCCAAGAAGGAAATGATGGAACAGGAAGAGGAGATGGAAGAAGAAGAAATGGAGGACGAGGAAGAAGACGACGAACCAGAAATCCTCGAAGAAGACCCAAATAGGTTTGAAGATGACGACGAAGAAGAAATGAAGGGCATGTACGCAATGCCAAAGAAGAAAAAGGGCATGGGCATGGGCGCCCCCATGGCCGAAGATGACGAAGAGATGATGGACGAAGAAAAAATGTACGGCATGATGCCAAAGAAGAAGAAAAAGGGCATGGGCGTTCCCATGATGGAAGAAGAAGACGAAGAAGAAGAGTCTTCTATGAATTCGGGCAAAAAGGGAATGAAGAAGCCATATCGCAAGATGATGGGCGCAAACCCAGAAGACCTTATGGATGAAGACATGGTTGATGCTGCCAAAAAAGGAATGGGCAACATGGCGATGGCTGAAGAAGACATGGAAGACGAAGACATGGAAGACGAAGAGGATGCTGTTGAGAAGACCTCAATGATGCGCAACTTACGCAAGCGTCGTATCGAGTCCATGGGAATGAAAGCAGAAGACCTTGGCGAGTATGGCTACGTGTGCGCAATTGAGCGCAAGGCACATCCAGGACTTTCTGCTGTTTGCGATAACTGCCCAGGTGGGTGCCTTTCCGAAAAGGGACTTCCTGGTCTTCTTGAAGTTGAAGGTCTTGCTGAAAAAGAATTCAACGGAATAGTTATTGATTCTGGATATGCCGCAGATGCAGACATGTTTGTTGTTGATATTCAAGTAAAAGACGGCTCAGTACGTGAAGTTTACATTGATGGAACAACTGCCGAAGTTGTTGGCTTCCACAAACTTGACGACAGCGTTCTTGAGAAGAAATCAGCAATTGATGAAATGATGGTTATTGGTTTTGTTGAAGCAGCAGAACTCGCAATGAAAACCATTGAAGGAACTATCGTTGCTGTTGAGCCAGACATTTTTGAGGGCATAGATTCCTATGCTGTTGAAATCGATGGAATCGATGGCAAGTCATACGACGTATTTGTTGGTCTTGACGGTGAAGTCCTTGGATATGACAAGTATGAACCAGAGGAAGCAGAAGATATCGAAGCAGAGGCTGCTGAGATAGCCCTGAAGCGTGCCTTTTCCGAAGAGCGTCGTATGAGTATGGCAAAAGAAGGAACTGCCATGTCTGACGGCTCCTACCCTATTCAATCCGAAGAGGACCTCCGTAACGCCATTCAGGCTTATGGCAGGGCTAAGGACAAGGAAGCCGCGAAGCGTCACATCATGAAGCGGGCCAAAGACATGGGCAAGGAAAGCTTGATTCCATCAAACTGGGTCATAGGCGGCGACATGAAAAAGAAATCAGATGATGAATTTGATGCAGACTTCATGAAGTCATTAATTGAGTTTGAATTGCTTCAATCCGATACTGAAAATAACTAAGAAAGTACGGCCCGCTCATGACGGGTAAGTCATACTTAAAGACCCGAGTTTTTCTAACTAGCAAACTCGAATCACCCATACCTCAACGCAAGTCATTCAATGAAGCTGCTGTTGATTTCAGAAACTCTGTAAGCACGTCGTCTCTTCAGAACTCACTTAATCCTGTAATAGCAGTGAAAGCCATGCCGGGTGCTGGAAATAAAAACGACTCAGATGGCAAAAAAAGAACCAACAATGGTTCGGTGCCTGGCGTTGAAAATTTTGGAGGGTATAGGTATAACCCCAACCAAAAAGGCGGGCCAGGAAAAGTTTTTAGGTTTGCTGCATCTTATGAAAGCAGAATCAATCCACGTCTACAGACTCCAAACTGGGGATGGATGGATGCAGAAGAAGAACCAGTAAAAAAATCAAATGCTTCGATAAGAATTAGGAAATATAAAACTAACGTAAGAACTGGCGAAATAATAGAGGATTCAGAAAAACTGATGAATCCATTCACGGCTGATGGTGAAGACTTCTTTGATTCTCCTCAAGTAAAACGTTTGCCTGGTCAAACAATTGGCGAGACAATGCGTGGTGCTGGATTTCTTCAAAGAGCCGCCCGTGCCGCTGGTCTTATCTTGGACGCAGACGGAAAGATGCGCTGCCCTCCAGGAACTCCTGCTGCTAACCAATTTACAGACTCCACTGGCTCTAACTGCTTTGGCTTCTCTGCTAACGAAATATTTGACATGGCAAAAAGAGTTGCTTCTGGTCTAAGTTCCGGAGCTGACGAACCTCTTCTCGGTGTTGATGGAGCTGGGGTCCTAGCCGTAGAAGACGAACCGCTAAAGAACAATGTCCGCGGTTGGAAAAAAATCCTAGGCAGCTTAAAAGATGTGTCACGCGTTTTTTCCGAGGACATCAATGGAAGAAGCACAATTCCTTCAACGGTTCAAACGGACTCAACTCCCGGATTAGCCATGTGGTTCAAAGATGGCGCTAAGCGTGGTAGAAAAAGCCTAAGAGGGATGAGGCAAAAAGTAGATGATGTAATTGAAAAAACGGGAGCTAAATCAACAGACCGCAATGACCCAAATAGCGACATAATTAATGCATTTGAAAGACTTCGCGAGTCTGGAGTTGTCACAACGGCGTTTGTAGGCAGGCCGAGTCCTGACGAAGTAAAGAATACAGTTCGCGATTTGTTAATCGCCAGAGCAGGGGGACTGAAGAATTGGGATAACCTTTCCGACACAAGAAAAAAACAGTTATTCAAAGCAGAACTAGATAGATATTACACAGTAGAAAGAGCAATGCTCTCTCAGGTGCTTAAGTCATACATGGACTTTCCTGACCACATGCGTTCGGTTGACTTTATTGAATGGAACGAAAAAGCAAACGATAACGCCAACGCAGACTGGTTGTTTGACACTGGCAATATGAAAAAACGCTCAACTCGTATCCGCATCAATGTTCCAAGAACATTGGGAGCATTATCAAAGAGCCTTCCATCTATAGAAGAAAACGAAAGACTCAGGATAGATGCAGTAAATGCCGCCAATCCAGGAGAAGCTGCTACTGAATTAAATGATTTCCTAGTTAGCTCAGAGGCATATAGCGAAGAAACGGCCGCACTAATAGGCGGAGCAGAATCATTCGCAAGACACATCATGTCTCATGAAATAAACCATACTTTGCAAATCAATGCATTTCTTGGAATGGTTGAAAGGCAGATAGATGAAGACGGTTTTCTGCAGCTCCCTCCCGACGGAAGAGGGAATCCTGGTCGATTAGTAAAATCTTTTAACGAAATTACCAATGCGGAAATGCAAAATTTAATGTCCTCAATAATAGGTGGAGAGACAAGAATTAGGGAAATAGATGAAGTCGTGAAAAAAAGCCAAGCAGTGCGGTGGCTTGCTGGAAAATATGTTGAATTTGATAAATCTAGCGATGTTATAACGGCTCTCGAAATTATGGCTGAAGTAGCGACTCTTCGAGAACAGGGAATCGTACACGGCGCAATGGTTGACGACGCTTTAGCGTGGGTTGATTCATATAGGGATAATAGGTTCAATGATGAAAGAGGAATTTCTGACGCAGAAGAGACAGCAAGATTCTTTGAATTAGTAGACAGAGTAGAGGCTGGCGAGAGAGTTTTTGAACCAATAAATGACTCCGAAGCAGCTGCTATGGAAAAGAGACGACAAGAGAATGAAAAGAAATTAAGAAAAGAACAAATAGAGAATGAAAAGAAATTAAGAAAAGAACAAATAGAGAACCTCGACTCTGATTCATTGATTGACGAAATTGCTGACCTCGAGTTTGAGATAGAGCAGATTGATGCAAAATTAGATATTGCCGACAACCCCGAAGCCGCAAGCAGGCGCGCGGAAGCAATGCAAGAAATAGCTTTAGCTAGAAAAACATGGTCGCAAAAAAATCCTGGATATCCAAAATCAGCACTGGACGCAAGGGTTTCGAGAAACAGGGACGAAAAAGATAAACTTGCGCCAGACGCCTTGCAGAGAAAAAAAGATAAAAAAGACTTAGATAGAGTAATTCAGGATGCTGAATCTAGTAGTGAAGAAGAGTTAATTGAAAGAATTGCTTTCATTGAGCAGAGAATAAAAAACAAAAATACATCCGAAGACGACAAGAAGAAATTAAAAAAATACAAAGAAGAATACAGAAAAGCATACAGAGACAAGCGTAAAAAAGATGGCGACGACTCTAATGCTCAAAAGTTAAATCGCGAGATTGACAATAAGGTAAATAATAGACTTAATCCCAAAAAACAAAAACCAGAAGAGCCAAGTGAATCAGCTCCTAAAACTGTTGGGAAAAAACCAAAGCCAATTAGAAGACCAAAAAATCAAGCTGCTACAACAAGGTTGGCTCAGTCCGAGAGAAAAAAACTCTTTGACGAAGCTAATGAAAAAGAACAAAAAGCCATCATTGAGATGTCTGACCCTCTATACAAGGACATTGCAAAGATACTTGACCCAGAACAAAGAAGTCTAGCGATTGACCTTATTAGGAAAAACAATGATGCTCTTGTCGCCTTGGGGTACGGCTACGACCCAGAATCTATAGAGCAGGGCTCTCTAGAGAATCAAATGGACAATATCTTGATGCCTCTTTTGGACATCATTGAAAGGTCTGAATTATCAAACTCTGTAGAAATACAAATAGAAATGGACCTCACTCCAGAACAGATTGCTGGAGATGACCTAACGCCAATAACGATAGATGGTTTCATTAGTGGCAACCTTATTGACGAAGAAAATGGAATAATAGTTAAACGTCCTATGTGGAGTCGCAAAACAGGCAGAAATCAACAACGAGTCGTAGTGCAGCTTGAAGAGGGACAAAAGGGCTACTACCCACACTGGAGTGACGAGGATTCAGAAAGACCAGATAATTTTGTTCAAAAAGTTGTATCTCCACCAGGAAGAATAGAGATAGTAGAAAGACGCCAAGAAAAAGATGGCTCGACTACATTTATTGCAAGAGTTGTAGAGCAGAAAGGCACGGAAGAAATTCTTGACGGAATACTCACTTCTGACCCTAACAACGAAATTCCGCCAGCAGCAAAACTTCAAATTGAAAATTCTGTAAATAAACATATAGTTGAACGTCGTAGTCGTGGCTTGCATAATGAGCAAAAAACCCCTTCAAGCGTAAAAGAAGCAATAGAAGACAAAAATAATCAGTCATTTGATGATGTCAATGATTCTGGCGGTTCTTTTGGTGAGCCTATTGATACCGACTACGCAGATTCTGTTTCCGAATCAGAAGATGGCCCAGATGAGGCTTCTGAGGAAATGTTTGGAAAGCCACAAACAAGGGAAGAGAGAAGAAAAGATAGAGTTGAGAAATTTGCTGAAATAACAAAAGCTCTCCAAGAACTATTTGAATCTAAAGAGTCAAATGAAGAATTGGGAATTTCATTTGAAGACATAGACCCAGAAATAATTGAGCTCATAAACAACACTTCCCCTGCTGAATTGGAAGACATCCTTGCTGATGAAGCGGAAAAAGTTCACGAAGAGATAGACAAGCGACCAAGAGTAAACCTCTGGGAGACTGGTCTTGAGTCCATAATAGAAGAACCATCTCCTACGACTGAGCAAAAGCCTGCCGCGAATAACGGAAGACCAACTGTTGGCAAGAAGAGAACAAAAGCGACTACAGCAATAGAGAATGTTGTTGGCAATGGAGCAAATAGAAATCAAGCCTCAGCCAGGGCTCAAAATGAATTAAATAGAATCCAAAGCCTGCTCGAAGGTGATGATTTTACAAATTACAGCGGAGGTGCAAGTAGGGCAAGGGGACTTCTTGAGGCGAGATTTGGTACATACAATCTGGAAGAGCTCACAAATGAGCAGATAAGCGAAGTTATCGACGAGCTTAAAAAGCTTAGTTATGCTAATAC